TTAGGTAGATTCGCAAGTGATCTACTAGCAGAATTCGAAGCGGATAAAGACTCAAGAAAAGATTGGGAAGATACCTACATCAAGGGTCTTGACATGTTAGGCTTCAAATATGAAGACCGAACACAGCCGTTCGAAGGAGCGTCCGGGGTCGTACATCCCTTATTAGCTGAATCTGTTACACAGTTTCAAGCCCAAGCATATAAGGAACTTCTCCCCCCAAGCGGCCCCGTACGAACTCAAGTAATAGGATTATCCACACCTGAAGTAGAAGATCAGGCTAAACGTGTACAAGAATTTATGAACTATCAAATCACAGAGGTAATGCAAGAGTACGATCCTGACATGGATCAACTATTATTTTATCTACCTCTTTGTGGTTCTGCATTTAAAAAAGTTTACTATGATGGTTTGATGAAACGTGCTTGTGCAAAATTTGTTGCAGGTGAAGATTTAGTAATAAACTACATGGCAACAGATTTAGAATCAGCAGATAGAATTACACATGTAATTAAAACAAGTGGCAATGATGTACGCAAACAACAACTACAAGGTTTCTATCGTGATATAGAACTAGCTACTGGACAAGTAGATACTGACGATGTTGCCGATAAGATAGACGATCTACAAGGATCACAAAAAAGTTATGGCTCTGGAGATGATGAGCACATAATATTAGAAATGCATATCAATGCTGATGTACCAGGTTTTGAAGATACGTCTGGTGTAAAATTACCTTACATTGTTTCTATTGATCAATACTCGCAAGAGATATTGTCAATCAAAAGAAACTACGCACAGAACGATCCAAACTTTATGAAGAATCAATACTTTGTACATTACAAGTTCCTCCCAGGATTAGGCTTCTATGGATTTGGTCTGATTCACATGCTAGGTGGATTATCAAGAACTGCAACAAGCGCTTTGCGACAACTGATTGATGCAGGTACTCTTGCTAATCTACCAGCAGGTTTTAAAGCTAGAGGCATGCGTATACGTGATCACGACGAACCATTACAACCAGGTGAGTTTAGAGATGTAGACGTAACAGGACAATCAATAAAAGAATCATTGATGATGTTGCCATACAAAGAGCCATCAGCTGTATTGTTTCAACTATTAGGTTTTGCTGTAGATGCAGGTAAATCATTTGCTGCAATAGCAGACATGAAGATGGGTGAAGGTAATGAACAGAACCCTGTTGGTACAACACTAGCATTGATAGAACGTGGCACAAAAGTTATGAGTGCAATACACAAAAGACTACACTATGCACAAAAAATAGAATTCAAATTACTTGCAAAAGTATTTCAACTGTATCTGCCACCACAATATCCGTACATGGTTATTGGTGGCAATCAAATGATTAAATCAGCTGACTTTGATAATAGAGTAGATATTCTACCTGTATCAGATCCTAATATATTTTCTATGGCACAGCGTGTTACACTAGCACAACAACAGTTACAGTTAGCAACTGCTGCACCACAGTTACACAACTTACGTGAAGCATACAGAAGAATGTATGATGCAATGGGTGTTGACAATGTAGAAGGTATACTAAGACCAGATCCTGATTTACCAAAACCAATGTCACCAGCAATGGAGAATGCATCTGCAATGCGTGGTAAAGATCCAAAACCTTTTCCAATGCAAGACCATCAAGCACATATCGCTGCACACGCAGAGTTTATGTTTACAAGAATGGTGCAGATTAATCCGCAGCTTTACGCTATGTTACAAGCACACGTATCAGAGCACATATCGTTGTTAGTGTCTGAGCAAATGCAACAAAAGTATGCTCAACAGTTTCAACAACTTCAACAAGCTATGCAACAAGCACAGCAGAATCCACAAGCTATGCAACAATTACAAGCACAGATGGATCAATTGGTAAATCAACAAGCGTCTGAACAAGCACAGATGGAAGCACAAATGACAAAACAATTAGCATCTGATGAAGAAGCTAGAATAAGCAAAGAAGCTCAAGATCCTCTTGTTAAATTAAAACAACAAGAAATTGACTTGAAAGCTATGGAAACACAAGCTAGACTACAAAAAGATATGATGGTTGATGCAGAAAAACTAGATCTACAAAGGGATCAGTTAGAAGCTAACACAACTATAGACTTGATGAGAGTTGCAGCTGATGTTAACAAAGAAGATTCTACTGAAGCAATGGCAGTATTGAAAGAGAACATGGCTAACACAAGGGAAGCTATGAAACAAAACGCAAATCAAAATGGAAGAACAAAAAAAGCTACTGACGAAACTTAGAGACGCGATGGCTAAAATAGAAGAAGCGGCTCACAGTGAGATAAAAAAAGAAGAAGATTATCTACAGGTTTGTGGTGCACTCATGGCAGTCACTAGAAACATGTATGAGAAAGCTTTAGGTTCTGAGCAAACAAGAGAAATGTTTGCAGCCGTTGCAGAGAGTTTTGATTATCAATCTGAGATTATGCAGGTCTACAAAGACCACACTAATCCAACAATACATTAGGAGGTACTATGCCAAAGGTAGGAATGACAAGATTTCCATACACATCTGCTGGTGCGCAGCAGGCACAAAAGTTTGCTCGACAAACAGGACAAAAAATGTCTATGAAAAAAGGCGGTTCTGCTAAGAGTAAAGCAAAGAAGAAAAATAAAAAAAGGAGGTAATATGAAGTTACTAGAAGATATTTGGGCATGGCTCAAAGAATGGAACAATTGGAAAGCTAAAGATTGGATCAAAGCTGGTGTTGTTGCATTAGCAGTTATTCTAATAATTGGAGCAATCTAATTAATGGAAGGAAGAGAAAAATATTTAGCTCGACAAGCAGAAAAAAGTCGTCCCTTTTATACTAAAAGTTATGAAGGGATGACTTCAAGAGACGATATTCGAGAATTTGCACGTAGCCCTTACGGACAAAATTACAATCGTATACAAGATTTACAAGTTCAACTGCCTAACATGGATCGTAACGATCCACGTGTGCAGGAATTAAAACAAAGAAGAAGATTTCATAATAGATTTGGAAAAGACATAATGGGTGACGTTCTTGCTATGTCTCCACAAGCAGTAAGAGATGATTATGTAAAGATGAGTGGAGATGTAAGAAGAGCAAACAAACCGGTTTTCAATAAAATGTATCCTTTTACTGGAGCAGCAATGGACTACATTGATGCTGGAGGTTTACCAGGAATAATAGCACAAACTGGTGCTAGTTTTTTAGAAAATGTTTCTGATTTTGGAAGAGGTTTATTTGAAAAAAAAGGCATTACAGGTAATGTAGATGCGGACGAAGAAGAAATGCAAGACTATGCAGCACAGACTTTTGGTTTTGATGGTACAACTAGACCTTATCCACAACAAGATTTTCCTATAACTTATCCTCAAGATAAACCCATTGGTTTTACTTTTAATCAAGAAGGTGGCAATAAATATTTTAATAATTTAAACGAAGAAGAACTAGCATTTATAAGAGGAGATACAGATACTATTGCAGATGAAGCTATGAATGTGCCCGTGCCATTTGATGATTCTAACAGAGAAGCAGGTATCATGAGTCAATATCCAGGCACTAATTTTATTGGACCAAGAGACAACCCTAATCGTAGACCTACGATGGCAGATGTTGCAGGGCCTAGATTAATTGATAGAGGTTTATTCCCTTCTCCTGGTTACAACAACAATCAAGTAAGTATTATGCCTTTACCTTATGGAGGCAGAGGAGAAATGCCACAAATGTTTGAAGAAGGATCTCGTGATTTTTACAGTGACATGAGAGAAGGATTTCAAAGAGGCGAAAGAGAAAAACAACTATTGAGAAGAATTAAAGAAGACGAGTTTTATAATAGAGGTAGATAATGGGTGGTAAAAGAAGAGGAAGAGGTAGAAGAAGCAGTAGCAGTAGCAGCAGCTCATATTCTGGAAATCCTTTTGTAATACGTTCTTCTGGTGGAGGAGGTTCTTCACAACAAAATAATCAAACAGGACAAAACAATCAAAACACAGGTAGAATAAAAGACACAAAAGTAGAACAAGAAAGAAATGAAGGTTCTTATTTAGATACAATGATGCCTGGAGGTAATATTACCTACAGAGAAATGAACGAGGGCAGATCAAGAACTGCTTACGAAGCATCTAAAGCCAAGCAAGAAGATTTAAGAAAAGCAATTGCTTTAGTAAATACTAAAAAAGATAATCAAGGTAATGTAAACATAGATAACCTTACTGATCAACAATTAGAAGATATTGCTAAAACAGGTTTATTTGCCATGGAGGCTTCTGGAGATTTAGGAGGCACTTTTGGTGCAGAGATAGAAGCGAACAAAGCAAAATTAAGATTTCAACAAACTGGTGATGCAACTGAGTTAGAAAGATTGGGATATGACCCAGGTGTCATTAATTCAATGGACCCTTACATCACAGATCCTAATAATCCAAATGAAGTTTTAAGAGATGAGAATGGCAATCCTATACCAAATCCTAATTTTAATTCTTCTTTAGCCTATGACCCAACTGGCACATTGTCTTTTGGTGATGTTGAAAGTAATCCTAATCTTTTATTTTCATATTATGGTTTACAAAATAAAAATGCATCTGCTGATCAAATAAGACAATTTTTACCAAACGTTTATGGTTATTCGGCTACAAGACCTGGAGGCATAGGAGGTTTTGGTGGCGGCTATGGATATGGCTACGGCGGAGGTTCTGGCGGCGGCGGAGGTGGCTTTGGCTACAACATGAACATGGGTATGCAAG